CCATACTGGCCGGGAATATCCAGTCCAGCATACTCAAAAGAGAGGCTGGCAGAATATGATCGGGCGAAATACTCATACAACGGCGATATGCTGACAGATTATGAGTGTTCACAGATCCAGAGAGCGTATGAAAGAGAGATCCGAGAGATCAAACGTATTCTTTCCAGCTACGATGCGGCAATGCAGGAATCACGAAGCGAAGCACAGATCCAGTGCATCCAGGAAGATTTTACATCGGAGAGCGTGAAGCTGAAAAAGAAAGAGAGGGAGTTGAAAAACTTCTGCAATGGCACCAACCGGAGCTATGACAGTGCCAGAACCCAAGTGGTAGCGTACAAGGATAGCAACGGGAAGATTGTCAATTTTGGAAGATCCACAGCTCAAAAGGCTGTATGGGCGAATAAAAAATCAAATTAGGAGGAATCACACATGAATTTTAGTGAAGCATTTGCATTGATGAAACGTGGAGAAAAGGTAAAACTGCCGTCATGGGCTGGCTATTGGTGCTGGTCAAAGGAAAAACAGACAATCATCATGCACACAAAAGATGGCGTTGATATGGACATCCGTGAGACACAGATTCCGGATTACACATTCGGAAACATCGCAACGGATGAATGGGTTCTTGCAGATGGTAAGAATTGTCCGGAACTTGGAGGAGAGGCTTTATTCTCGTTCTCGGAGGCTATCAAGTACCTGAAAAGGGGAATGAAAGTTGCACGAAAAGGATGGAATGGAAAAAAACAGTACATCCAACTTGCAACCGGAATCTCTTATAAGACAGGTCAGGGCGAAATTGTAAACTGCGAACATGAAGCCGTTGGGAATATGGCGATCGCATTTTGCGGAACATCTGGAGTTCAGATGGGATGGCTTGCATCCCAGGCAGATATGCTGGCAGAAGATTGGATATTTGCAGATTAATCTAAAGAGAGGAGGTGGAAACAATGAGGTACAGAAAGAAACCTGTCGAGGTTGAGGCGTTCTGCCTGACCGAGGAATCAGAACGGACAGCACCTGAATGGTTCGAGAGAGCTGTTCTGAACGAAACGGTCTGGATCGACCGGAGCTTGCAGGATGGACACGCCAAGATATATGGCTGCACGATCAAAACTCTGGAAGGGAAGATGCACGCCAAGGTTGGCGATTACATCATCCGGGGAGTGAACGGGGAGCTATATCCCTGCAAACCTGACATTTTCAAGAAAACGTATGAGAAGTGTTAGAAGGAGGTGATCCTGGTATCTTCCACCTATGGGTTAAATAGGAGGCGGATATAGGCGATCAGCGGTAAGAATGGAGAAATACTCACACAACGGAATAAAAGGTGTACATGAGGCTATACGAAGCTCTCAGGTATGCTTTACGCAGAGGGATTGTCAATAAAAGGCAATCCTTTTGTTTTGCCCTGGAGGTATGGCATATAAACTACTCGGTTCCCCATCGTGCCGGGATATAAATGCACGATAGCAGAGCCGGAGTGAACCGGAATCTAAATGAAATCAGCGAAGAAAGGAAGGTAAGTGACAATGGCTTACGATTTTTTGAAGAAACTTTTTAAGAAGGACGAAAACGGAGCGATCATTCCCATGACTGCCGAGGAACTGGAGGCTGCCATTGATGCAGATAAAAACATCAAGATAGTAGATCTGTCAGCTGGCGGTTATATCGCAAAGGACAAATTCGATGCAAAAGAAACTGAGCTCAAGGGAGTGAAAAAGCAGTTGGAAGATGCCAACACCCAGATTAAATCATTTGAGGATCAGGACGTTGACGGAATCAAGAAAAAGGTTTCTGAGTGGGAACAGAAGTATAACACCGATACTCAGGCACTGAGAGACCAGATGGCAGCTCAGAGCAGATCCCACGCTGAGGATATGTTCCTCTCTGGATATAAGTTCACATCAAAAGCCGCAAGAAAAGGCGTACTGGACGAACTGAGATCCAAGAAATTCCAGTTGGATGACAACGGAACATTCCTGGGAGCAAAAGAGTTCATGGATTCCCTTATGGGGGACGAGGACTACAAAGGTGCATTCGTAACCGAAAACAAGGATGGAGGTGCTGGATCCGGCAACGGAGGATCCGGAGCAGGTGCCGGAGGCCAGGGAGGAAATCCACCGAGATTTTCTGCCGGAGCAAACGGAGGAACACCAGCCGGAGGAAATCAGAACCCATTCCTGAACATGGGCTTTAACAGATTAAGACAGCCTAAAGAAAATTAAGGAGGATAACAGAATATGGCAGCTTTAAATTATGCTAAAGAATATCAGCAGGCACTGGAGCAGGAGTTCCCTTATGTACTCTACTTCGGTGCTCTTTTTGCTACACCGAACAACGGAAGATACCGCTGGGTAAACTCAAACGTGATTGAGATCCCGACTATCACTACAACCGGACGTGTGGACGGAGACAGAGACACAATCGGTCAGAAGAAACGTAACTACAACAACTCCTGGACACCACTTCAGGTAACTAACCACAGATCATGGAGCACTTTGGTTCATCCTCGTGATATCCAGGAAACAAACCAGGTAGCCTCCATTGCGAACATTACAAGAGTGTTCAATGAGGAGCAGAAGTTCCCAGAAATGAACTGCTATCTCATTTCCAAACTGTATGCGGATTACACTGCAAAGAGCAAGACAGCAGATCAGACAGTCCTCACAACGGATAATGTCCTTGACGTATTCGATAAGATGATGACTGCAATGGACAATGCGAGAGTTCCGAGAGCTGGACGTATTCTCTACGTTACTCCGGATGTCCGTACTCTCATTACCAATGCAAAGGCTATCGTCAAGACTATTGACGTGTCTAAGAGATCTGAAGCATTAAAGAGAGCGATCACATCCATTGATGAAGTGGAGATCCCGGATAGTGTACCTACTGACATGATGAAAACTGCATACGACTTTACAGAGGGTTGGGAACCTGATTCTACAGCAGATCAGATCAACATGTGCCTGGTGCATCCACTGGCAGTCATCACACCTACAAACTATGAGTTCGCACAGCTGGATCCTCCGTCTGCTGGATCTGAGGGTAAGTGGGAATACTTCGAGGAATCCTTCGAGGACGTATTCTTACTTCCGAATAAGGTTAATGCAATCGCATTCAACATTACAAAACACGCATAATTTGAACCATGTTTGTTATGGGAGAGAGCCAGAAACGGCTCTTTTCCCGTAGAAAGGAGAAATAATGTTAAAAGCAAGAAAAGCAAACAGAGTATTGAAGATCCCGGACGAAAAGAAAAAAACATATATTGCCCTGGGATATACGATCACAGACATGGACGGTAATATGATCCATGAACACGTAGAACCTTCTGAAAAGCTGGAACAGGCAGAGAAAGAGATCCAGGATCTGAAAGAAAAGCTGGAGGAGGCTTCCAAGTATGCTGAAAATGCAGATAAGAAGATCGAGGATCTGGAGAAGAAAAACGCTGAGGCAGAGAAAGAGATCCAGGATCTGAAAGTCCAGATTGCTTCTGCAGGTGCTACAGAGCAGGCGGTAACACCAGCCCCAAAGAAAACTACAAAGGCATCCTCTAAGGCTGAGAAATAAGCCTCAGAGGTTCTTTCCTGTTTAGACGGGAAAATCTACGGGAGGTGTATTAAAAATGTCTGACGAGGCTATACGGACGCCATACGTTGACTATGATTACTATTCCAAGGACTACAGAGGTACAGAGACAAGTAAAACCACTTTTGAGCAGAATCTGAAATGGGCTACGGCTCTGATAGATACAATAACCTTCGGACGGATCAGGAGCCTGGAGGTTATCCCTGACTGCGTAAAAGATGCGATATGCTGTGCGGTTGAGAAATACTCCACATACCAAAAGCTCCGGAACCAGGAATTGAAGTCTGAGAGCAACGATGGATATTCAGTATCATACGCCGATGCCGGGAAAGAATCAGATATGCGTCAGGAAGTGATCGCTGACATGAAGATCTATCTGTCCGGCACTGGCTTAACGTACAGAGGGAGGTCAAGGAAGTATGATTACAAACCAGGACATCACTATTTTTAACCTCCGCCTGGACAAAGGAACCCGGAGGGAGGTTTTTATCCCTACCAACATTTCGGAGGTATCATTCGTGGATATGAGATCTTCCGGAGGATCAGCCTCAGAACGTGAAGAGAATCTGCATTTTAGAATCAGGATCCCAGTAAATGCCAGAGTGCAGGATTCACGGACATACATCTCAGAGGACAAATACAAGCTCCTAGACGATGAAGAGGCTAAGAAACATTGGACGTTGCAGAAAGGCTGTTGCATCATTACCGGAACCATTTTCTACAATGGAGAATGTAAGTTTGATGATTTTGATTTCAGCAGTGGAGTTATCACATCGTCACGGATCCGGGACTTCCTGGATCTTTTTAAGTATGACCGTGATATCGTTCATGTTACCGAGTATGCAGACAACACCCGGAGGGGATCCGATGCCGTAAAACACTGGAGGGTAGGTGGTGCTTAGTGGCTTTTAAAGAGATAACGACACCGAAAGGCATTATCATCCAGGGAAAGAACGGGAAAGCAGAACTAAAGTGGGATCCTTCATTTGTTCCAAAAACGAACCAGAAGTTTACCCGGATGCAGAAATTCGTTGATTCTGAGGTGCTGCGGAGATGCAGTCCCAGAGTACCTTTTCAAACTGGAACGTTGGAAAAATCCGGAAAACTGGGAACCACAGTAGGAAGTGGAATTGTGGAGTATATTGCACCATACGCCAGAAAACAATACTGGGACACTTCCGAAACTAGAGCTTATGATCCGAATAGAGGAGCCAAGTGGTTTGAACGAATGAAGGTGGCTGAGAAAGCCGAGATCCTGGAAGGTGCAAGGAAAATAGGAGGATAGCATGGCTGATTCAATACTGGAGGGCATTGTCGAACATATTACGGCATGCCCTCTTTTGCAAGATGGGGTATTCCGTGTGGATGCATTGGGGGATCAGGCTGTGGAGTACACGATCGAAACCGGAATCTTTGATCCCGTGATTAAACGGTACATCAACGGAGATGAAGTGAGACAGTATCAATTCAATTTTGGAAGTAGAGAGTATTACTCTATGGATCGGATCCAGAATATCCAGAACAGCGCATTTTATGAGAAATTCGCAAACTGGATCGAAGATCAGAACCGCAAAGAAGTCTTTCCGAATCTTCCGGAAAATTGCTATGCGGAGAAGATAGAGGTGCTTTCCAATGGGTACATGCATGATGGATCCATGAGAAACGCCAGATACCAGATACAATTAAGATTGATTTACCAGAAGGAGGTAGCACAAGAATGTCAAAACGAACAGCAGTAATGCGTCACATGATTGCCGATTACCTGAATGTAGGCACTACTGAAAAAGCGGAGTATGCACTCATGGGAACCGGATTTACTACCCTGGACGAAAGCCCAGGAGCACAGACGGAATCTGTGAAATATGTCAACGAGAAGAGTTCTTCTTCTTCCGTGACCGGATATGAAACCAGCTTCCCGTTCGAGGCAGACCATATCCAGGAGGAAAAAGCCGTTGACGCTCTTTACATGGTTGGAAGAAACCATTACACCGGATCCGATGCAGAGTTTGAGTATGTAAGAGTTGAACTTTGGAACAAAGGAACAGGTCAGAACGAATTTGAAGCACGAAAATTCCTTGTTTCATGCGAGGTATCTGATTATTCCGGAGAGAATAAGCAGGTTGTCAAAGGAAACCTGAATGCAGTTGGGGATCCGATCCTCGGTACATTCAATACGGAGACAAAAACATTCACAGCGGCTACCGAGTAGGGAGCTGCTGATTTTTAATTCAGGAGGTAAAGAAAAATGAGTAAAGTTACCATTAACGGAGTAGATCTTGAACTGGATCTGATGGATGCAGACGTAGTAGAAAAATTTGAGGATCTGAATAAATGGATCGTGAAAAAGATCCAGGATCCTAATGCGTATGAAGGCTTATCAACGGCTGATGGAATGAGATATCAGTGTGCCTGCGTAAATGAATACTTCGATAAACTGTTTGGAGCCGGAACAGCCGAGAAGGTGTTCCACAAGAACAATAACCTGGGAATCCGTATGGAGGGATTCGCCCAGGTAACTGCATTGTCTGGAGAGGCGAAAACCTTTATGGACGATCTTTCGGCAAAATACGGATCTGGAAGAGTACAGAACAGACAGCAGAGAAGAGCTGAACAGAGAAAAGGTGGCAAAAACAAGCACCAGAACAGAAACAATTTTAATGCCGTAAACAATGGCTAACATCATTCTGGACGTGCTTCCTGAAACAGTAGAAATAGACGGTGCGGAGTATCGGATCAATTCCGATTTCCGCATTTCTATTCTGTTTGAATTACTCATGCAGGACGATGAGGTGGGAAAACGTCAGAAACTTATTCAGGGGTTAAAACTTTATTACCCGCAGATTCCACAGAACATGACAGAAGCGGTCGAGAAAATGATCTGGTTTTACAGATGCGGCAGAGAAACCGAAAGCGATCGCTCAGGATCCGGAGGAAGCGGATCAAAGCAAGTATACTCATTTGAATATGACGATGACTATATCTATGCGGCTTTCCTGGAGCAATACGGTATTGATTTACAAGATGTGGAAGATCTTCACTGGTGGAAGTTCAGGGCTTTATTTAAGGCACTGGGAGAGGACACGGAGTTTGTAAAGATCATGGGGTATAGAAGTATCAACATAACCTCCACGATGTCTAAGGAACAGAGAGAGTTCTACAAGAAAATGCAGACTGTACATGCCCTTCCTATCCCGGATGCCGAAAGGGAGGCAAACGAACTCCTGACAGAAGCTCTGCTACATGGCGGAGATCTTACCGGATTGGTATAAGGAGGTGGCTGCATAGTTTGAAAATAGACAGAAAGAAGTATACCCAGGTGGTTTGTCCTGCATGTGGGTATCGGATGCCTCTTTTCTTTACTGAGGAGGCAGAGTGTAAGGGAGTGCAAGTAGCTTGTAAAGGGCGAAAGTGCTCTAATGTTTTTGAAGTAAAAATTAAATACGGACAACAGATTAAGTAGTGCCATTATGAGCCGATAATCCATTGTTTGCCCTTAAAGTGAGGTGAAAACATTGGGCTATGATGGCACACTAAAATTTGATACCTCCATAGATTCTTCTGGATTCCAGGACGGTATCAGCAAAATTGGTTCCTGTGCTTCCACTGCATTAAAAGCCACAACTGCGATCATCGGAGGGGCGGCAACAGCTGTAGTGGGGATCGGAACTGCGGCGATCAAAACCGGAGCAAACTTTGAATCGTCTATGTCCAATGTGGCAGCAATATCCGGAGCTACCGGGGATGAATTGAAAAGCCTGACGGATAAAGCAAAAGAGATGGGTGCTAAAACGAAATTTAGTGCCTCTGAATCAGCAGATGCCTTTTCATACATGGCAATGGCTGGATGGAAAACCGCCGACATGCTAGACGGTATCGAAGGTATTATGAACCTGGCGGCTGCTTCCGGAGAGGATCTGGCAACAACCAGTGATATTGTTACCGATGCTTTGACAGCTTTTGGTCTGTCTGCATCGGATTCTACGCATTTTGCAGATGTCCTGGCAAAAGCATCATCCAATGCCAACACCAACGTAGGCATGATGGGAGAGACATTTAAGTATGTTGCACCAGTTGCCGGAGCTCTTGGGTTCTCTGCGGAGGATTGTGCTACAGCAATCGGGCTGATGGCTAACTCCGGAATTAAGGCGAGCCAGGCAGGTACTTCTCTGCGAAGCATCTTTACCCGAATGGCGAAACCGACTAAGGAAGTCCAGGGAGCTATGGATGCCCTTGGAATATCTCTGACAAAGAGTGACGGATCTATGAAATCTCTGAATGAGATCATGGTGGATCTGAGAAAAGGTTTCTCCGGACTGACACAAGATCAGAAAGCTCAAATGGCTGCCGCTTTAGGCGGACAGGAAGCAATGTCTGGATTGCTTGCAATCGTAAACGCTTCCGATGATGATTTTAACAAGCTGTCGGATTCTATTGCAAACTGCGATGGCGCTGCCGCTGATATGGCGGAAACCATGAACGACAACCTGAGCGGACAAATTACGATCCTGAAATCAGGTTTAGAAGGTCTTGCTATTTCCTTGTACGAGGAGATGCAGACACCATTAAAAGATATCGTCAAAGAAGCCCAGACGATGGTCCAGGGACTGCAAGAGGCATTCAATGACGGTGGACTTGATTCCCTGGTAGCAAAAGCCGGGGAAGTTATGGCTCAGATCGTAACCGAGGTTGCACAAGCGGCACCGAAACTGATCGGAACTGCTGAAAACCTCGTAGGTTCCTTTATCCAGGGAATCGTAGATCACAAGAGCGAATTTGCGGCTG